GCAGATTGTGATAAGTATGATGTTCCAATGCTTATCAGTTATAATTCAGATCAATTAGTTAAAGATAGATTTAGTGATTGGCATGGTAGATGGAATGTTGCTGAATTTGATTTAACTTATACTATGCGTTCTGTTGGTGAGTATATGAGGGAACAAAAAGAAAGAAAAGAATTGTTACTATTTAATTATAATGTAGCACCAAAAGTTAAACTATCTTTCGATGGTTGTTATAAATATGGTAAATTAAAAAAAGAAGGTCTTGCCCCATGAGTGATAATCACGTAAATGATCTATGGGAAGATATGGATCGTCTTAACGCATTATATGAAGAGATGATGTGGGGTCATGATGATGTTTTGGAGTTTGTTCCAGACCATGCTAATAATCGTATTATTATTAGAAATAGAAGTATGGAGATGGAGAAGGAAGAGTGAATCTTGTTTTTTATTCTTATAAGATGAGTAAGCATGATCATATAAATGATCATGAATTAAAACGACTTGACCATAGTATTTCTTCACTTCGGGAGTTTAATAATGAAATACCTGTTTATCTTTTTTGTGATAATCCTGCTTTTATTCCCCCTTATTTCCGTCTTAACTATAACGTAAATGTTCTACCATTTGTTGATGGATTTGATCATACTATGCTAAGTGCATGGTCAATTCATAGATGGTATAACTTAAAGTATTTTAAAGATCAGTCTTGTAATATTCTTTACTTAGATTCTGATACACTTTTTTATGATGATGTTCAATATATTTTTGATACTTATTCTCGTTATGATGTTTATGGTAGAGAAGAATATGGATTTAGACATGACCCTAATACTGGGGGTGGTAAAGGTATAAGAGAATCATTAAGTAAAGTAGATAAAGCAATTTATGCTCTTGGTGGTAAGGAAGAAGTTTATAAGTATTGTTGTGGTGTGATCTTGCTTAATAATAATATTCATACTAAAATTATTGATAGGTTAGATGAACTAACAGAGTTGATGACCATCTTTAAAAATGGTGCTCAACTTATGCCTATTCCAAATTCACGTATTGTTGATCAGTATGCGGTTTGGATCTTATTAAGTCGTCTTTCATCTACTGGTGGTATGTTTGGTATACAGGATGTTACAATGGGATACATTGAACAGAAACATCAAGAGTTTTTTAATCCTGTTATATTACATTACACAACTAAAGGGGAGCAGAAATTAGCTCAATCTGATGAAAGATTTAATAACTTGATAAGAGATGTTGATGAACTTGGTGAAGAAATTGATCCCTATTCTGTATTATGACTGAAGAAGAATTAGAAAAAGAAAGATGGATTGATGATGACTATGCAGTTGTCAGTCAATACTATACTGCAAGAAGGATGTATCCTAATATGCCTTTTTATCTTCAAGATGAAAAAGGAGAGACATTTGTATTTGGATTGGATTTGATTTATCAATATGTTGGAAACATAAATCACTATCCCGATTGGTGATGGGAGAAAAAATAATATTCCTATCACTTATATTCCTTGAAGAGTTTGTGAAAAGAACTTTGATTGGTGTATACTATATGTGGCAGAAGTTTGATTACTGGAACTTCAATCGTAAACTACCAAAATGACTGAACTTAAAGACTGGTTAAATTCTATTAATTTTAATAAGAAAGATTTAATAGAAGAAGACCCCTCTGCATCAAAAGATTATCCTCCATACATTATTAATCGTTGTTTGTCAGGTCATCTTGATTGCATTATGTTTGCGAATGAAATGAATAAGTATCCTAATCTTGATAAGGATATGCAATATTCTTTTTATCTAAATACTTTGAGGAAAAAGAAGA